GGGTCGCCCGGGTCGGGGCCGCCGCCGCGTCCGAGTTCCTGCAGCTTGGCCAGCAGTTCGGAGATGGGGGTGGCGGTGGAACCAATTTCCATGGCTTCCATCCGGTCGGCCAGGGCGGACACCCTGTCGGCCATGTATCCGACGGGGCCGGAGATCATGCTCTGCATCTTGCCCCATAGCTCGGAGAGGGGGACGATGGCCTCGGTTCCGGCTTCGCCTGCCTCCCAGGAGGGGGGGGCGGTCCCCGATGCCGCCCTTGGCCAGCCGGGGGAGGGATACCTCCGGGATCGTTGCAAGGCCCTCCCAATCGACGCCGATGAAGGATGCGCCCCAGCCGACCACGTCGTTAAAGCCGCCGATGAAGCCGTTGACGGCCCCGATGATCCGGTTGATCATGCCCTCCACCAAGCCGATCAGGCCGTTGAAGATTCCCTTCACGAAGTCACCGATGGCCTGGAAGGCGTTGTTGATGGGGGTGGTCACGTTCTCGGAGAACCAGGTTCCTGCGGCCTGCCAAATGCTGCAGATGGAGGCCCAGAGGTTTGCGAAAAATCCGCCGATGCTCTCGACGATGGGGGCGAAGAAGTTCACCAGGGGCTGGATCACGTTGAGGTTGAACCAGCCGGAGACGGTCGCCCAGATGCTCTGGATGGAAGTCCAAAGGCCGGAGAAAAATCCACCGATGATGCCGGGGATGGGGGTGAAGAAGTTCACCACGGGGTCGATGACGTTGGTCTTGAACCAGCCGGAGACCGCCGCCCAGACAGCCTGGATGATGATCCAGCAGCCCTGGAAGAAGCCGCTGATCCACTGAACGATGGGAGCGAAAAAGTTTACCAGCGGGTCGATCACCTTGCTCTTAAACCAGCCGGAGACTGCCGACCAGATGCCCTGGATGGTGGCCCAGAGGTTTTTGAAAAATCCGGCGATGGCCGAGGCTGCGTTCTTCACGAAGCCGACGATGGCACTGGCCACCGAATTAACGAAGTTGCGGAAGCCCTCGCATTTTGTGTAGAGGACTACCAGGATGGCGATCACGGCGGCGATGGCCGTCACGATCAAAACGATGGGGTTTGCCATGAGAACGGCGTTCAAGGCTCCGAATGCCTTTGTCACCGCTCCGGTCACGGTGGCCCATCCTGCCTGGGCCAGCTGCGCCAGCGTCACCTGCCCTGTGAATAGGGCGGTCAGCGTTTCTCCGAGGGTCAGCGTCCCGTTGAATGCCGCCTGTGCGATGGTGGCCCCCTGGGCGCTGGCCTTGAAGAGCGCCAGCGTCACCTTGGCCTGCTGGAATCCCTGAATCATGCTCTGCAGGGCTTTCCCGGCCTTGAATGCTCCGTAGACCGCAGCCGCTGCGATCAGTACCTCTTTGAACTCCAGGGCGGTGATGACGACCGAGCCGAAGGCGTCCACCAGATCCAGGACGGCGCTGATTGCCGTGGGAAGCGCCGTGTCGATGATCCAGTTGAGTGTGGGCTGCACCGCCTCGAAGGCGGCGGTCAGCTGCCCGGAAAGGACGGTGAATATCTCCTGCGCCTTTACGCCGATGGATTCCAGCTTTGGCCGGATCATCGTGAAGATTGCCAGCGCCTTGCTCTGCACCGTTCCGATGAAGCCGGAGACCGTTCCCTCTGCGGAGGCTATCTTGTCGCTGAGCCAGTCCAGTCCGGTGGAGGCTGCGCCCAGCACCTTGTTCACCACGGGCAGTAGGTAGTTGCCGATCTGGATTTTCAGGGCGGCGATCCGGTTTTCGTAGAGCTGGATGTTGTTCGCGGTGGTGGCGGCTCTGGCGGCGTACTCTGCATCCATGCTCCCGGCATAGAGCTGGGCGTCTGCCACCATCTCGAACCGCTCCCGCAGCACGTCGAGGTTGGTCAGGAGCGGGGCGATGGCCCCGACGGATTCCTGGCCGAAGTAGTTTTTCAGGGCGGCGGCCTGCTCCGCCTCCGGCAGCTTGCTGACTGCCTCCAGGAAGGTGAGGATGGCCCCCTCCGCGTCGGTCTGCATCCGCTGCGCCATCTCTGTGGCATCCAGGCCCAGCTGCTGAAGCACGGTGGCCTGCGCTTTTGTGGCCGAAGATCCGGCCACCATAGTGGTGGCCAGCTTTCTAATGCCGGTTGCCGCCACGTCCTGCTGGACGCCTACGCCTACCATGGTGGAGCCGAGGGCGGCGATCTGGGCGGCTGAGATGCCTGCCACGTCGCCCAGCGGCCCCACTGCTGTCACGATGGTGGAAATCTCCGAGGCTGTGGATGCGCTGTTGTTCGATAGGTAGTTGATTTGGTCTGCGAGAGCCGTGACTTCCTCCTGGCTCATGGTAAAGGAGGTACGCCACTTGGCCATCCAGTCACCCGCCTGTTCGGCGGTGGTGTCAAAGGCCACGCCCATCTTGGCGGCGGTCTCTGTAAATGTGGTGAGTTCCTCTGCGGCGATGCCTGCGGTGCCTGCGGATGCGGTGATCGCCGCCAGATCCTCTGCTGCCATGGGGATGTTCTTCGACATTTGGACGATGGAGTCCGACATGGCGTAGTAGGTGTCAGTGAGGTTTCCGTTTTCATCCCGCAGGCCGTCCACGACCTTTGCGACGTCGGCCATGGCGCTCTCGAAGTCCACCGCCGCCTGGACGGAGTCCGTCACGAATTCCCCAATCTTCAGCGCCCCCCAGGCTGCGGACGCGATTGCTGCCGCCTGCTTTGCGATTTGGCCGAGGCCGCTGATCCGGTTCTCTGCGGCCCCCATGGCGCTGTTGAAGGAGGAGGCGACAGAACCGGCGATCTTCACTGCAAGGCTGTATTCTTTTCCCCTACTTGCGCTTGCCACGTTTTGCCGCCTCCTTGCTTATCTTGATGACCTCCTTTGTGGTCTCGACGAGGTCTCCGATGGTCATCCGCATTAGGTCGGTGAATCCTGAATGGAGCGTCATGGAAAGACGGACGCATAGCCTACGGAGGTCTTTCCCGTCCTCCGGGGTCAGTCCTCTCCGTAGAAAAAACTGGTCACCCGGTTTTTGACCTTGATGGCGTCCTTCGGGGGAAGCCCCTTGAAGAACTCGACGGGCTGGCCGGAGGCTCTGGCGGCGATGAACTGGACATACTCCACGGTCATCTCCGGGAGCGGGGAGAAGACGCCGGTACGCATCAGGTGCTTCTCTGCGGCGATCATATCCTCTGCGGTGAGGCTGTCCAGGCCGGACAGGTCGATCTCCGAGTAGGTCTGCCCCTCGAACTTGTAGGGCTTGCTGAGTTTGACCAGCGTGGTGGCCTCCGCCTCGCTGGCGGGGGCCTCCACGGGGGTGGTGTTGGTGATGGGCTGTTCCATGTCTCTTTCCTCCTATGGCTTAGGTGAGCTGCTTGACTTTCGACAGGACGTCGTTCCCGTTTACCTTGTAGGTGGGATTGATCTTGTCAATCTCGATCATCGACTTGCCGTCCATCTCCACCAGGACGTAGGTCAGTTCCAGGGTGATGGTGCTGTCCATGCTGCCCCGCTGGCGGACGGTTCCGATGTTGACGTTCTTGGGCTTGCCCCGGAAGACCACCCTCATGCCCATGTACTCCGTGGCCTGGGTGGAGGCTGCGGCGTACTGGATGGCCCCTCGCAGGGTCAGTTCCAGGGGCTGGGTGGGGTCTACCATGTTGAAGTAGTCCCGGTTGATGCAGCGGAAGGGGATCTCCTGCTCCATGCTGCCGAAGTGGCCGGGTGTGGGGGCCTCGTACTCTCCAAGAATACCGGCCCCGGAGACGGTAGAGGTCATGCTCTCAAACGGGGGCATTTCCACTTCGCCGGTGATGCCTCCGAGCTTGTTGCCGGTCAGGTACATATTGAAGTCGTGGATGGCTTCAGGAATTCCTACGATTGCCATTTAGATCAACCTCCAGTCAGGGCGCTCTGCAGAGCGTCGGGATCGAATTCCAGCGTGTTGAGGATGTCCTCCGCCGGAACGTAAGGGGCGAGGTGCTGGTGGAAGGTCAGCTTCCCGTTGATCAGGTCGGTCACCGAGTTTTCCTCTGCGATGAACTCAATTCGGGCTGCGGCGCACTTGTCCTGGGCAACGTAGGCGTTGCCACGGATGTTCTCTGCGTCGACGATACTCTCAATGAGGCGGCGGTTCGCCGGGTCGTCCACCTTCTGTGCATAGGTCAGGATGAAGCTGTTCCCCCACCAGCTGAAGAACCGGCGGCAGCAGAACCACATATCCTTGGGGTCGGTGTTGGCCGGATAGGCGGCGGTGCGGTTGCCCCAGGTTCTCCAGCCGTTGTTGTTGAGGGCGGTGGAGACGCCGAAGCTGTTCACCACGTTGGCCTGCAGCTGATCCAGCAGGACTTCCTTGCTCCAGGTGCCGCCGGTGCCGTCGGCGTTCTCCGTGTAAACGGCGTCGGCCAGGACGGTGCCGGTGATGCCGACCAGCTCATTGGAGGGGGAGAGGTTGGGCACGTCATCGTTGTTCGCGTCCAGGTAGGCGGTCAGTGCCGCCATGACGGCGCTGTACCAGAACTTGATGGAGCCGGAAACCACGCAGGGCCAGAGGGCCATGATGTGCTCGCTGTTGCATCCGGCGCTCTCTTTGGTGGTCTTGACGTCGCTGTACGCGGTGCAGCCGCTGGGGGTGCTGTCGATGTCCACGAAGCCCTCGCAGGAGAAGTAACCGTTGATCTCCTGGCACTTCGCGGCCAGGACGATGCCCACGTCGGGGATATGGCTCCAGCCGGGGGCGATAATCAGGCCGGGGGTCATGCCGAACTTGGGGTAAACCTGGCGGAGCACTTCAAAGCCGCTCTCCGCGCTCCCGGCAGAGGCTCCGATGATGTCATCCGCATCCACAACGGTGGGGTCGATGGAGGTGGAGGAGACCTTCAGCCCCGTGGCCTCCGCTCCCCTGCCTCCTGCGACCAGGGTGATGACCAGGTTGCCGTCATCGTTGAAGGAGAGGACGTAGTCGGTCTCAACCTCCAGAGCGGTATCGTCAGCCTCTGTCTTGACCTGGACGGTGCCCGGCAGGATGCCGGTGATGGGGATGACGGCCTCCATGCTCTCCACGGGGTAGGTAGCCTCCACGTTTTCCTTCTTGTGCTTCTTGGGGTCGAGCACGTTCACGAAAATGACCGGGGCCACGTTCACCAGCTTAAAGCTGGCATACATGGAGGCGCAGAGGGTGTAGAGGTAGTGGCCGTCTTCGTCCTTTTCCTCGCTGTAACCGAGCTTGCTGACGGCCTCTGCCCAGTTGTAGGCAATGACCGGGGTGTTGGTCACTTTGTAGGGGTCATCCGCCATGTTGATGGGTGCGGTTCCGAAGACCACCTGCAGCCCCGCCGTCCCGGTGATGGGGGCGACAATGCTGGTGGCTCTTTCCTGCACCCGGACGCCATGCTGGTACGGCATAATTAATTCGCTCCTTTCTGAATGGTGGCGCTCTCCGCGAGCGCCCTCTGGTAGAGGGTGTAAACGCCGCCCTCGCTCCGGCTGATCTGGGCCATGGCGTCAGCCAGCTTGGAGATTGGGACGCAGAGACCGGCCATGTACGGCGCTGCCTTGATGGCTGCTTCCAGCCCCTTCGGCTTTTCACTGTAGACCGTGTTCCGCGTGGCCACGCCGAGGATGGTGGGGCCGACGTAAACGAATTTTGTCTGCGGCTCCGCAGCCGCCTTTCGGGTTGATTTCCTTGTGCTCATACGAGTTCGCTCCATTTCGCTCTGGGTGCCGGGGCGTGGAAGACCAGGTTTACGGCCCCGTAGAAGTAGGGGTAGCTCGGCTCATCCTGCAGCGCCCAGTTGAACGGGTCGGCGCAGACAAACTCCTTCAGCGCCGGTGTTTCCTCGTAGTGCTGCTGGATGCGTTCGATGATCTCCAGGACGGATTCGTGGCCTTTGTTCTCCAGGCTGTCTTCGAAGATGCCGATCACCAAAATGACCGAGATTTTGTGCGGGTCGGTCTGGGTCTCGATTCCGCCGCTGTCAATGCGGACGATGATGTAGGGGAATGGATCGGTGTCATCGTCGCTCTCCAGCTGCGGCAGGAACTGCGGGTAAAGGCCGGGGGACGCCATCTTCCCATCCGGGGTCTTGAACTGGTCAGTTGCGAAAAGCTCCCGGAGGTCTTCCATGATGGCTTTTTGAAGCTCTCTTGCGGTCATGTGGCGTTCACCACCTTGTCGATCTCCCTTCGGATGTTATCCATGAGGTTGCTGTAGATCTCCGGGCGAAGGACGCCGAAGACCTTCTTCTCGTCCCCGATCATTTTGGGGGCCGAAATGGAGAGCAGCTTCTTGATCTGCGTCATATCTGCGCTCCGGCCCCATTTCTCCTGTCGGGAACTTCGACCGCTCGCGGTCTTGTACGTCTTCCCGTACTGACGCTGAACGATGGCCTGATGGCCGCTGGCGAAGGTTGCGAGGAATGCCTTTGCCTTGTTCCCCTTGCGGGATTGGATCAGCTTCAGCGTTCCGCCGGTCGTGATCTGCACCTTAGCGCCGCTTCTGGGGGTGGTCGCCTTGAACTTCTTAAGCTCCAGCGTCCCCCCGGTGACGGTGATGGTGGCCTCCGGCTTCGAGACGGTGGCCCGGCCCAGCTTCATGGATGAGTTGAGCGCGGACTTCTTCGCCATGTATTCCTCTTTGGCCTTATCGGCCAGATCGGAGCGGGCCTGCTTCGCGGTGGCGTTGACCGCGTTCTTCAGCACCTTCCGGCTTTGGCCCTTCATGTCCCCCAGGGCCTTTTCGATGGTCTGAAGGACGGCTTCGTCAAACTCGAAGCGGATCATGCCGTCCTGGATGCGGGTCTTCATGCTCATCTGCTTCGGTTCGCCTCCAGGGTGATGCCGTAGACGCCGCTCTCGTCGGTGGCGTCCACTATCGCATACCTTTTCCCGTCAACTGTTACCAGCTTGCCCTGGGCGGGGAGGGGGCCGAAGTCATCCGCTGCAACGTACATGAAGTACTGGCGGACAAAGAGTCCGTCCATGGTGGATTTCATCTGCTTCTCCCGCTCCACGTGCTCGATGTCATCAAAGATGATCGTCATCGGCGTCCCGTTCACCTCGTGGGTCTCCCCGAATTCCTCCAGGTTGAGGAAGGTCTGCTTGATGTCGTTATGAATAATATCCTTGAAGCTCAAGCTCTCCACTTGCCTCGCTTCCTTTCTTCGGTCATCGGTACTCTGCCCACCAGGTCATCCCCGGTGGCCTCCCCGCCTACTGCGAGGCCGGGGAGGCCTGCCGGAGCGGTCGCCGGTTTGGCCCGTGTATAGGTGGGGGGCTGGTAGTCTGCGTCTACCCAGATGGCGCTCCCCGCCTCCACCCAGGCCGCTGCGTCTGGACTGTCCGAGGGTAGGAGGTCTCCGGGACGGTAGAGGGTCAGACCGCCATCGGCCTCGATGTAGGCCTGCGCCAGCAGGAGGCGTTTGTCCTCGCTCTCATCCATGGGGGATTAGCCTGCGGCAGCGGCCACGGGGGCCGGGGGGATAGGCGATGTTGACCAGGACGGTGGTCCACGCCGCGGC